CTCGGCGCTCGATAAGGCACGGTATTTCGGCCGGAACCTCGACATTGGTTCAGCCTCATCATCGCTCTGGCGCGCGTCGGTTGGGCTGGTGTAAACATTGGACATGAGAGCTACTCCCTGGTTGCTTGCCGAACCGCATCGCTTTCAAGTCCCTGGCTACGAAAGCGCCTATGGCGACAACTACGGCATATTTCTGATCCCGCACGCCAAAACCGGCGTGAAACTCCGCGTCATAGCGCAGTCAGGCGAGAACTCACGCGACGATCTCGGTCACGCCTACGCTTGGGACCACGTCAGTGTGTCACTGCCGAACCGCACCCCAAACTGGGCGGAAATGGCGTTTATCAAATCGGTATTCTGGTTCGACGAGGAAGCGGTCATGCAACTGCATATCCCGACCGCCGACCATCGCAACCTGCACCCCAACTGTCTGCATCTGTGGAAACCGCTGAACGAGCGCATCCCGCTGCCGCCGGGCGATATGGTCGCTTAGGGTGCACCCGACCCGTTTGCGCCCCCCTGGGCCGGCTGCTTGGGCTGCTGGTCGTAGGCGCCGGCGGCAAACTTCAACTCAATTTCCTTTAGCTTGGCCTCGCCCTCGATCTTGACCCGGGCCATGCCGACCGCCAAATCATTGGCCGCCTTCTCCCGCTGCAACTGCACTTCATGATCGGCCTTCAGAAGCGCGAGCTGACGCTCGTGATCGAGCCGCTGCTGCTGGATCTGTGCCTCGGCGTTGGCTTTCTCGCCCAACAGTTTCTCGGCCGCCTGGGCTTTGACAAACATCGTCTGCATCTGGGCCTGGGCCTTTTGCTGCTCCACCTGCACCTTGGCTTGCGCTTGCATCACGGCAGGGTCAGGCTGCGGCGGCGGTGGCGGCGGGGTGCCCGGCGGCGGGCCTTGTGACGGGTCGGCGAAGAAGCTCGACTTAAACCCAGCATTTTCTTGCAGTGACTTGAGTGCATCATAGATATTCTGGGAGTACACCAGCGGCCCGCCAACCCCTTGCTGCTGCTGCACAATGGTGCCCTGCAATGTGATGATCTGCATCAGGTGCTGCAATATCTGATCGCGGTTACCGGTGCCGAGGCCGACACTCACCGTCACCGGCATATCCTGGCGCCACTCGCGGGGATTAACCGTCAGCCAGTCGCCAGTCACCCGGATGATTTGTTCCTGTTGCTGATGCTTTCGGACCAGCCGCATGATCCCGCGCATCAATTGCTCGACCCCATGAGCAAAAATGCGGGCGAACAGTTCCACTCGCTGCGCCGCTGCTTGTTGCAGGAGGCTGACGCCGGTCGCGGTCTTGTTGAGATCGTCCGGGTTGATCCCCTGATTGTGCCTGGCAACCCCCGTCCTAACTTCTTGGGTTTGGTCAAGATACTCGACCAACGGGAATGATTTGTCGGCGGTGAACGGGATCATCATCGGCTGGATCGAGCCCAGTCTTCGCGTCCTGACAACTCCACCGGGGCGAAGGGTCAACAGATCGTCATAAGTGTTTTCGTTGACGCCGTCGTCGGCGACCTCGATACGCGGCCAGTTGGAGAGAAAAGCGTTGTCGATCATCTGCCTAATCAAGGTCGACTTGATCAGTTGCAGGTCCATCGTCAGGTCAGCCAGAGATAGACCAACCAACTTATGAGAAGAAGGTATGGGACAGATTGAAACAAATCCCGGTTCATCCACGCACTCGACCGCGGGCTTTCCATCTTTGGTCAGGATTATCAAACCGTTGCCGGCGGTCATCACCTTGTAGAGTTCGACAGTCTTGCCGTCCTCATCCAAGGCAAACCGGCAGTAGCTCTCTTCTACCCAAATCTCTTTTCCCGCCAGGTCTCGGCGGTCAGGGTGCGGCCAGTCATCCTCCTGGTGCCGCTGCACCCGCTCCATGTTGTACTCACCGCTATCGTCCCACGGGACGAGGTCAAGGCACTCTTCGTCATACCCCTGCTGGATCAGATCGCTATAGGTCCAGCGGCGGCGATGGCTGATAAAGGGGATATCGCCGCGCTTGGCGCGCTGGGAGAACAGGATCTCCTCGGGCGGGATATTGACGATGGTGATCTTGCCGTTTTCCCGGGTTACCCGCAGGGTGCAGTCGTAAAGCTCGGTAGGAGGCGGCGGCAATGGCGGCAGTTGCGCCCCCAGCGCCGCCATTTGTGCCAATATCGCTGGCGGTGTCGGTCCTGGTGCCGAGGGGGCACCCAAGGCCGCCATCTGCGACAGGATTACCTTGGAGGAAGACGATGACGGCGGCATCGGGCCGGGAAGCGGCCCAGACAGTCCGGCAGATGGTCCGCCCGGTGGTGCAAGCGGCGCTCCAAGAGGCCCTACAGGAGGCGCGGCAGGCAATCCGGGAGGCAATCCTTGAGGCGGCCCAGGAGGCGGCCCAGGAGGCAACCCTGGAGATCCAGGAAGTGATCCGGCAGGCTGGGGAGGAGGCGGTACGGGTGGCGCTGGCGCAGCTATTGGCGGCGGCACAAAAGCCCGGTCGAGGTTAAACTCATCGTTGTCCTGAAGGTACTTGGTTAACCTAACGACCTCGATATCCTCGTCGTCGCCGATCAGCGCCTCGTACTGCTCCTTGGTCAGTCCGGTATAACTCTCGGTCTCAGTAGTTCTCTGGGTATCCCAGTAGTACTTGATCCAGCCGAGGCGCTCCAGCAGTGCGTCCTTAAACCAGTCGTGGATCAGCAGGAAACCCTGATTTTCCTTGAAGATGTGGTTGAGGTATTCAGTGGCTTGCTTGGCCTGCCCTTCCATGCCGGGCCGAGGCGGCTCCACCACACAGATCTTGTCCGATGCGGTGAATATTCTTATCAGCGCCGGCAGAACCCATTCCACCGCCTCTAATACTGTCCGCATGACAACGGTCGAGCGGCTACCGTCATCGACCTCGTTACCAAACGGCAAGCCTTCGTAATAGCGGAGGGCTTGCAACCGGTCCTGGCTCAGGGTGCCGCCGTCACGGCCTAGCGCCGCTTCCAATTCCTGCCTTATGACCCGCTTGACGTGTTCTTCGTCCAAATCATCGAGGTCGAGGCCCTGGATCACCTCCTCACGACGTTTCCTCTCTTCGCCACGCCCCAGGGTGTCGCCCATAAAGGCACTGCCCTGGAGGCCATAACCGTCGCTCATTTCTTGCGCTTACCCTTCAAGATCCCGGTCTTCCGGTCGGCCTGGTTAAAGTCCTTGGCGACCTTCTGCGGAATACCGACCTTCTTGGCGAATTTGGGGTTGTGCGCCGCCGCCGCCATGGTCTTGGCCTGACGCTTCGAAGATGATGGCACGGCTCAAGACCCCGGCGGCCGGCCCGGGCCGCGCCTGATAGCCCGGTCCTCGGTGTGGTTCGGCTGGTCGCCGTACAGGTTCGCCTCCCGGCCGTGCCGGGCTTCCATCAACTCCTTCATCTGCTCCTCCAGGCGAGCCACCCGCTCCTGGAGTTCGGCAAACGCCACGTTGTCACTTTGTGCCATTACACGATCCCAATTGTTTGGTACTTCAACTTTTGAGGCCTGCCCTGCGGCATTTCATAGGCAACACACATAAGTCCAAACGCATCGCTTCCATTTGACGCCCAGTCGTGCTCGGGACCGAGTCCAACATCACGAATGTCTTCACTTCTCTTTTCGTGATACCAGCCTAAAGCATCTCTCCCGGCCTCGGTGGTTTCCTCATTAAACCACATAGCGGAAAATAATCTTCTGGCCGCCTCGATCCGCATCTTGGCCGCACCGCGTCCCTGGTTCGGGATTACCTCAACCGGAAAGCCGGCCGACCGGAAAGCGCTTTCAAAGGAAACATCGTAAATCCTGTCGTGCGTAGCGCCATCGTGCGGCAGATAAATCTGTGCCTTACCCCAACCGCTATCGCGCAACCACTCGATATGCGTCGCCAAAGGTTGGCCTATCGCCTCATAATACGAAAGAACATGAATTGCGTTTCTACCGGCGAATTGAACAATCCACACAGCAAACGCATCGCTCTTTGCGCCAGTACCACCAAGATCGCAAAACGCCCTAATCGATAACAGTGGATCTCTGGTTACTTTGGTTATCCGGCCTTGTTCCTTAGCCTCATTAAGATGCCTAGCAAAATAGGCTCCCGTGTGTGCGCTAGCATACTCCCCCAGCCATATGTGCCCATACTGCTCTGGTCTAAGCCGCTCATCTTCCTGACGAATTTGCTCCAGAACACTAGGAAACCAAGGATTGTCCTTATAGTTTACCTCGACAATCTTGCTGTTCAGCGGCGGGTTAACTCTAAATCTCTGATTGGTGGCGGATGCTCTTCTTTCCGGGTTCCAGGTAACCCA